CCTTTTCGTCTAGCTGTTTCTGTTCGATCAAGTCCTTACGTGTTACATTATCACCTATCTCATATGACTAGACCCAAGAGTGACCGAAGCTTTGTCTCTTCCATGTGCCACGTTGCGATCTTGATATCAGGATAGTTCTTCAAGATACGATACTCTAGGTAACGCATGAATTCTGTCTTGCCGATACCTGTCTGTGCCTTGAACAGAGTGAAGTGACCCTGCATCAGGCCGAGGCACATGTCATCGAAGTCAGAGATGCCTGTCTCTACGTAGACGTGGTTCTCTGAACGATCATACAGCTTCATGAATTGGTCAGATGTGTTGATGATGTTGTCTGGTGTATACTTACGGGCATTCATCCAAGCATTGTAATACTCGGACTTAGCACCCTCGGTCAGGAATTCATTGGCGTCTTTGTATTTGTCATGCTGCACACGGTAGACCTTGTTCGGAAACAAGTTGGCAATCCTTTGGGCAACAGCATTACCCTGATCATCGTGTTCGATTGACAGAATGATCTTGTCAAAAGACCGAAGCCATTCCGTGACGTTAGTCCAGAGGCGCTTCGATGGGGTGGCCGATGGCAGGCTGACAAAGGCAGAGGGAAACTTCTGGCTGTTGCACATCTGGTAAGCAGACATGGCGTCAAGCTCACCCTCTGTGATGGTGACGATCTTACCCGAGCCTGCATTCCACAGGTTCATACCGAACAGCTCATCAGAGTGTAGGTTCATCGCACGGAATTGCTTGGGGAAGAACCTGGTTTTGATACCACCTGATGGATACACGTAGTCCTGCTTGACAGGAATGCCTGACGAATCAAGGTAGGTCTTGCAGTTAAAGAACCGCATGGTTGCCTCTGAGATATCCCGATAGGTCATGAAGACACCATCTAGTTTCTCTTGCTGGACAGCCCTTAGCTGTGGTGTTGTGTTGTTTGTCATTTCCCAATCGTCCCTCTGTTGGGTGGGGTATTCAGTCTCTGCCCAATCGAATTTGCGTGCACGATCCCGAGGGTAAATGCGTTCGCAACTATGACAACGACCAGCCATGCTCTCGGTATTGTAGCTGAAAGCATCAGACGATCCGCAGTCTTCATACGGGCAGGCGATGTGGCTTTTCCAATTAGACATGAAAGATATGATCCCAATAGTCAGATGTGAAGATTTCTATGATGCAGTATACCTCGGAAGGTGTCAACTCTGTTAGTGGTATGCTGACACCAGTCTCCGCATCGTAAGCCTCAGTGATAGAAAACTCAGGCTCATGTTGGACCTCAAAGGTCTGACCTGTATCACCCCACGAATCCCAATAGCCAACCCCATCATCCCACAGCTCACCATACACAGTGACAAGGCGGTTATCCTTGGTGATTTCTGTCATGTATTCCGTCATCATTTTTTCCTCTTACGCAGCAAAATACTGCTTGACAGATCTGCGAATCAGTGTATCCTAGGGCTTGCCCTTGGCAAGGGTGATATTAGTATTCCCCTTTAGGCTTTACGCTACCAGCAGGCAGCTTTAGCATATCCAACACCAACTCTTTGTCCTCTTCTAGCTGCTCTTCTAGTTCATCGTCAAGCATCCAGTCAGCATCATCAACATCATGAATGATCTTGTAATGGTAAGAGTGCAGAGGCTTATTCTTGTACGACATATTCCATACTCCAAGTTAATCTGTCAGACAGACCAGCACAAAAATCCTCTGCCTCTTTCCTGTTTGGTGTTGAATACCAACACAAAAGCTTATCGTCTTTGTCATAGATTAGAACACGTATCATACCACTAGCTCCTTTTGGTTTGCTTCGAACACTGCCCGTGCAAAGCCACGAGGCGTAGCACTACGAATGTTCTTTGTCTTCATGCTCTTGCCACCGAGCTTTTTGTATTGCTGACTATAGCCTGCGTCTACTGCTACAGGCAATGCCTTTGGCATGACAAACCCACCACCAGTCCAGAGGCATGTCTTCTTTGGGTATGCATCACGAGGTGCAATATACTCTGGCCACTTCGGATGTTCTGCCTGTTCCTCTGGGATGTAGCCACCGTAATACCAAGGGTGGAATGAATGGTCAGGCTTACGCCATATGCTTGCCAGCACAGAAACTGGGTTCTCTATGAAGTATGGCACATCTAACAGGTCAAACAACTCACCACACCACATCGCATAGCTTGCCGCCTTCCACTGGAATTCAGGGTCACGTTCCGCCTTTGTCTTGAAATGACGGGCACCAGATACTGCTAGATCTGTGCAGACAGGAAAGCCCATGGCAAACACCACCCCCTGCCCGTTCATCTCGTGATACAGATTGTAGAGTGTATCGTAATTATGCAGGTCAGCATACACAAACTCTACAGATCCACCCCCTTTGAAGTCCCAGCGTGTGCTGTTGTCATGCTGAATGTCGTAGGCATAGCATGTATAACCCGCCTCAGCCCATGGCCGCAAAGCTTCCCCTGTGTAGTCATACAGGCTAATCACAATTCCCTTTGTCATCCTTACCACTCCGTTTGGTATTGTTGTCCGAGGCTCAGAGCCAGCCGTAGACCAGCCAGTTCCCTCTCTAGGTAGGTAGTATCCAAGCCATCCCACAAGGCGCTGTCTAGGGCTTTCTCTGTGGCTCTGATGGCATCCTCTGTATAGCACCACCCCTTATTGTGTTTGTCACTCACCATTTGTCCTTTCTTACCTGCCAGTAAACCCAACACTGCAGACAGTGATCTTTGCCAAGCACTAGGTCTATGACAAAGACCACGTTGGGCAGATTGCGTTTCTTCCAAGCCCAATTGCGGGCGCTGAATGTTTGGTTGCTGGCACCCCCTGTCAGAACGTTTAACAGAACCGACAGGGCAATGCCTACTCTTTCGATATACTTAAGCACTAACACCACCCAATTTATAACGGGTATACCTTTGGCCTGTCACTGGGTGGCTTTTCCACTCTGACACAATATCGTGGCCACGTTCCCGCAATTCTTGTATGCGTTTGGTCAAGCTGCTGATGCTGTATTCGATCAAAGCTTCCCGAACCGTGATGCTGCCTGCCTTGCGCAGATGCTTTAGGATCTTATCGTGTTGGCTGTTCATGGTCTTATCCTTTCACGCTGCCCTTCGGCAGCTTCGTTACCTTTTTCAATTGTTCCAAGCGGTGCTGTTCCGCACCTAAACGAAACTGCAATGTTTCTATTTTGTCAACAAGAGACTGCAGCTCAGCCTGTATTTCTTTTATGGCGTGTTCTGAATTCTCTATCTCTCCTGCCATGCTCATGCTTAATCCTCCCACATGCTATTGAACACACGGTTCTGCGCTTCCCTGCGATAGCTGCCATGCTCTAAGACAGCCACCACCCCGCTTTCGGGGTATTCCATTGCTACAGTATCCCATGCATCGTCTCTATCGTATGCCGTAATTTCAACAGAAAATTCTTCGCCTAATTCGTCAGACAAGATAACATGATAGCGTGCCATTGTCTTAACCCTCCTCTTTCTTTGGCGAACCTGTCCAGCCTTTGATGGTAAACCAATCAATACTATTTCCGAATGTCTGACTAATCCAGTCTACCACCGCCCAATATTCTGCCACATCCCTTGTGCTGTCATCCCAATTCCAGACACATTCGATGCCCTCGACGGTTAAGCTTTCCTCTTTTGCTGTCTCACGGTGACGAATGATGATATCCGCCCCAACATAAAGTCTAGTTTCACGTGTCATGGTCTTTCCTTTCGTGTTTGGTTTGCCTATCTAGACTGGCCCTCAGGCCAGCCCGAAAGATAAACCCCCTTAGTATTTCTTGACCATCTCAACTATAGTGCTCACACCATTGCCCACGGTATAGCATAGGCGGCAATCCTTACATTTCTGCCCCGTGCAGTTTTGCTTTTCCTTGTGCTCGTGCTCTAACACATTATTAAACGTGCGGTCAAAATACTTTGGCGGCTTGGGTAGAATTATGCTGATCTTAGGGTTTGAGTAAATCAAATTCATATTGGCTGGCTTTTCCCTTGTCTTGAAATACCTAGACACAATATCGTTTCTTTTAGTCCACAAGGCAAAGCTTGTGTGCGGGTTTTTCTTGCAGATCCTTACTATGTTTTCCAAATGTGTCATGTTGATCAGCTCGCCATGCGCATTGAACCTAAACCAGGCCTGATTGATCACTGGCAGGTATTCCATATCGTGCACCTTGTTTGCCAAGGCATCACTGTTGCGCTGCAATGCTGGCTGCATGTTCTTGCGGTAGCTTTTCAGCATGGTGTGCGAATAGCATTTGGTGCAGATATTGTTTGCCTTGCCCGATGCATTTTGCTTGATGCAATAGGGGTTCGTCATTGTGTTAGTGCTGATTGCTTGAAACCCATCAAGCTTGCCCGTCATTTTGCTGACATGAATTAATGCATGTGTCATTGTCTTTTCCTTTCCTTAGGTTTGATCCAGTAAGGCACCACCACCAAAGCGTAGCTGCTATTTAGCAGCGTGGTGCCCATCAAGATCAAAACTCAAACTGCACTGTGTATTCAATCCAATTGAATTCGTCGTTTTGTTGCATGGTATCAAAGAAACCTGCCAGCTCATGCATGCGAAGCTTGATGATCACGGCACCTGTGTCTTGACCGTTCATTTCAGTGACAGCGGGGTATAGTGTTTGTTCACAGATTTTTGCTGCCAGTCCTTCACGTTCATCTTTGGTGCCGAAGTCTTTAACGATGATGTATGCGTTGCGTGTCATTCGTTCATTTCCTTGTGTGTGTGTCTGTGTGTGTTTGTGTTGGGGTAGTGCTGTGCTCAAAGAATTGGCGTTATCGGTTTTGGTTGTCAAGACAGCAAAATGACAAACTATCCGTCAGAGACAAGAAACTATCCGTTAGTATAGGTAATGCTGTTTGTCACCACCACCAGCACCAGCCAAGGCATAGGCAATATAGTGCACAAAGGATCTGCACTATGGTGCATCAATGCCAAGGCTATAGCAAGGAATAGTCCAAGGTATACAAAAGGATAGGACAGATACAGATGGGCAAGGGTTTATTTCCCATATGAGGTATCATAATACCACAAGGATAGCTCATGCATCCCAAGGCATAGCTCAGCCAGGCCAAAGTATAGCCGGGGGTATACAAAAGAGCATCTTGACAGACCCTAAGGCAGGGGGTGCCGGGGGGCCTTATGTATGTACATTGCACCATGAAATTTTCTCAGTAAAATTCTGAGGGTGTCAAGGGGTTAAAGCACGCCCTAACGGGCTGTAGACAAAAAGAAACCTCCCAAGGGATTCAACCCAAGGGAGGTGCATCTGGACTTGTCCTTAAGATTCTATTTGTGGTGATAGTTTACGTTCTGCTTAAGGATAGCGTAAGTAAGAAAAAACAATACAGAGAATAACAAACCGTAGCATCTTACCACAAGGGTGGAGCATACGTTTGTAGGAACTTACGTTTAGTACTATAGACTATACTATGGGAACTGCCTAACGACAGAGAAATTATACACACATTTGTCTGATTCGTCAAGATAGAAAATAACAAAATTATACTTTTTCTGTCTTGACATACCGAATCACTTTGTGCTATACTTTCGAGTATACGGCTTTGCACGCCCTTTCGGGCTACCTTAACCATAAGGATCTTACAAGTGTTCACCCAAGACCAACTCAAAGGACCAAACGGCAAAGTAAGAACACAAAGCTTGTTCTACGAACTTTGCTATCATGATCCTTCTGATGCTTTGTTTACTGTCAAAGAACATGACATCGAAGCACACGGTAAGCACTATGTGTCACTACATAAGCTCTACGTGAGTATGGTCCCTAACGATCCTACCGAATACGAATTTGCTATGACAGTCTTTGGTTCTTGGGATGTATGGTCAACCATCTGCAAGTCCCCTTTGATCAAACCTCATGTCAACAAATGGCGTAAGGAAGTAGAGATCAAAGTAAAGTCCCAGGCCATCCAAGCGATTGCCATGGAGATGAAAGAGGGTGGACGTAGTTCCTTTAGCGCAGCTAAGCTTCTCCTTGAGAAGGGCTGGTTGGATAAGGACAGTGCTTCTCAAGCTAAGAAGAAGCTTCAGGCAAAAGAAGAAGAAGACCAGAACAAACAGGCCTTGTCCCTTTTGTCAGAGGATGCAGCTAGGCTTGGTATTAAGATCAACTAGGGTGCTCTAAGCAATGCAGATATTTGCAGAAGAACCAGATCAGGAACGTCAGATCCTTGAAGAGAAGGGCTACTCTGGTAGCCTGAATGACATGCAGTTTAAGTACCTGGGTGACATTGGGTATACCAGTGGTGGCTTAGCTGACAGAATGTTAGCTTACTTCCAGAATGAGTTTGGCTACTACTCTTGGAAACAATATGCTTCTTCTGAGTTTGACACAACAGATCCTACTAAGTCTTGGCTTTTGAATTCTGGTTTCTGGGTTGACGGTGAGTACTGGCGAGACTCTGCTGACTGGATTGATGCAGTATAGTAAGCAACAGAAAAACGAACTGATAGAAAACGAATCAGGAGTAAACTTCAAATGGCAACATTTAACAATGGCGAAAGTGGTCTATCAGTTCGCAATAAACTGAATGAGATCATCAATAAGGTTGACGGTGTATCAACCATCGACAACGACATCAGTGTAGACGGTGTCAACCTAGCAGCTATTGCCGCCTCCAAAGCCGACACTGCCGTTGACGTATTCGTTTACGACACCTCGAAGGACAGCGACGGTGGTGCATGGCGCAAGCGCACGCAAGCTACAAGCTGGTATAACGAAACCTTGAACACTGCGACCCGTGGTTCTCGC